ATCGACGACCGGCGGATCCTGCGCCTGAAGCGCGCGGCGCTGACCAACAACCCCGCCCTGACCCTCACCGCCCTTTCCCACCAGCAGCAACAGGAGGTCCAGTTGGACCCAGTTCTGAAGGCGTTTCTGGAAGCGCTGGGCCTCAAGCCCGACACTGACCAGGCCACCGCACTCGCCCACGCACAGAAGCTCGTCGCGTCGACGGCGATCGTCACCGCGCTCGCGGCCAAGCTCAGCGTGACCGAGACGACCGAGACGGCGCTGGCCGCCGCGATCGACAAGGCGGCCAAGCCCGCCTCGGTACCGGACCCGGCGCAGTTCGCGCCGATCGCCACGGTGAACGCCCTGCAGACAGCGCTGGCAACGATCCAGACCGAGCGCGCCAGCGAGAAGGCCACGTCGGTGGTCGAGACCGCGATGGCTGCCGGCAAGCTGATCCCGGCCCAAAAGAATTGGGCGACCGCCTACGCGGCCAAGGACCTGAAGGGGTTCGAGGGCTGGCTGGCCGCCGCTCCCGTCGTCACCGCTGCGATCCTGACCGGCGGCGCGCCGGCCAAGGTGCCGGGCGATGGCTCGCTGACCCTGGAAGACACCGCGATCTGCGCTGGCCTCGGCATCAGCGTCGACGACTTCAAGAAGACCCGCGCCGCGGAACAGGAGGGCTGATCGATGGCACTGACCGGAGATCGCAACACGGCTGAGCGGTCGGGCGTCGACCTCTCTCTCCCGGTCGCCGCGGCGACCATGGTCTATGCCGGCGCCCTGGCGGTGCTGAACGCCGGCTATGCCGAGGGCGGCACCACGGCCGCCGGCCTGATCGCAGTCGGCCGCGCCGAGGAGCAGGTCGACAACAGCGCCGGTGCCAACGGCGACCTGACCGTCCGGGTCAAGCGCGGCGTGTTCCGCTACGCCAACAGCGGTGGTGGTGATGCCATCGCGGCCGCGCAGATCGGCAGCGTCTGCTACATCGTCGATGATCAGACCGTCGCCAAGACGTCCGATACCGGTGCTCGCAGCCGGGCTGGACGGGTGGTCGACGTCGACGCGCAGGGTGTGTGGGTCGAAGTCGGCCGCGGCCCGTTCGACAGCGACGCCGACGCGCTGCTCGGCGCCAACAACCTGGACGACGTTGCCAGCCCGGCGACGGCGCGCGCCAACATCGCCGCCAATCTGATCCCGCTCGCCGTTCCGGACGCGGTCGCCCTCGACGCGGTGGCGCCGGTCCGGATCGTCAGCCCGGTCGCCGGCACGCTGTCGAAGATCTGGAGCGTGATCGACGGCGCCCTGACCACCGGCAACGCCACCCTGACGGCGGCGATCAACGGCGCGCCGGTCACCGATGGTGTGGTGACGATCACCCAAGCCGGTTCGGCCGCCGGTGACGTCGACAGCGCCACGCCGTCGGCCGCCAACGCGGTCGCGGTCGGTGACGTGATCACCCTCACGCCAGGCGGGACCAACGACGCGGTGCGAACCGCGGCGGTCACCCTCCTGATCGAAACCTGATCCCGGAGCACGATCATGGAAGTCAACCGCGCGTCCCTGGCTGGCCTTAACACCAGCTTCAACACGGTCTTCAACGGTGTTCTCGGCGGCATCAAACCGACCTGGCAGACGATCGCCATGCAGGTGCCCTCGACCACCCGCGAGAACGACTACCGCTGGCTCGCAAAACTGCGGGGCATGCGCGAGTGGATCGGCGACCGGGTGATCGAGAACGTCGCCAAGGACGGCTACAAGGTCACCAACCGGAAGTTCGAGAACACCGTCGGTGTCGACCGCGACGACATCGAGGACGATCAGATCGGGGTCTACAACCCGCTGGTCGCCGACCTGGCGCAGACCGCCGGCGAGCATCCCGACTATCTGGTGTGGGAGCTGTTCAAGGCCGGCTTCACGACGGCCTGCTTCGACGGCCAGTATTTCTTCGACACCGACCACCCGGTGATCGGCGCCGACGTCAGCGTGTCGAACTTCGCCGGCGGAGCAGGCACGCCCTGGTTCCTGCTCGACACCTCGCGCGCCATCAAGCCGATGATCTTCCAGCTGCGCCGCGCCGCCAAGCTGACGTCGCTCACCAACATGGACGATCCGAACGTGTTCATGCGTGACGAATACCTGTGGGGCGTGGACATGCGCGCCGCCGCCGGCTTCGGGCTGTGGCAGCTGGCTTACGCGTCCAAGCAGGATCTGACGGCCGACAACTACATGGCCGCCCGCGCCGCCATGCAGGACATGAAGGGCGATCACGGCCGCCAGCTGCGCCTGAAGCCGATGGTCCTGGTCGTGCCGGGCGTGCTGGAGAAGAGGGGCCTGGAAGTCCTGAAGGCCGAGCGCGATGCGGCCGGGGCGACCAACGTGGCCGCCGGTACCGCGACCCTGCACGTCGAAACCCTGCTCGCTGCCTGATCATGGTGCGGCAACTCATCCGCATCACGGCCCGGCGCGACGGTTTCCGTCGCGCCGGTGTCGCCCACCCGGCGAAGCCCGTCGACCATCCGATCGACCGCTTCGCCGACACGCAACTCGCGGCCCTCAAAGCCGACCCGATGCTCGACGTTCGCATCGTCGACGATCCGGCCGCGAAGGCCGCTGCCGACAAGGCCGCCGCTGACAAGGCTGCCGCCGAGAAGGTTGCCGCTGAGAAGGCTGCCGCTGAGAAGGCTGCCGCCGACAAGGCCGCCGCCGCTGGCAAGGCGAAACCCAAGAAAGGCGGCGAGGCGGCATGACCTACGCCGCCCAACAGGACCTGGTCGACCGGTTCGGAGAGCAGGAACTGATCCAGCTCTCCGATCGCGCGAACGTTGGCTCGATCGACGCCGCGGTGATCGGCAAGGCGTTGGCCGACGCCGACGAGCTGATCGACAGCTACATCGCGGCGCGGGCGGCGCTGCCGCTGGCCACGGTGCCGGCGCGCCTGGTGCGGGTCGCCGGCGACGTCGCACGCTACTACCTGCACGCCGACGCGCCGACCGAACAGGTCCGCCGGGCATACACCGACGCGACGGCCTGGCTGCGCGACGTGAGCCTCGGCAAGGCCACCCTGGGCGACGACGGCGTGAGTGCCGCCGCACCGGTCGACGCCACCGTCGAGTTCGTTGGCGACGATCGCCAGTTCACCCGTTCCGGTCTGAGGGATCTCTGATGGCCGGCGTCTCGTTCTCCTACTCGCTCGACGACGTCCAGGCGCAGATCGTGTTGTCGCAATGGACCGCTGCCGACGGTGATTTGTCCGAGCTGCTCGACCCGATCGGTTCGGCCCTGCGCGACAACGTGCTCGACCGGTTCGAGCAGGGTCGCGGCCCCGACGGCGTGACCTGGCCGAAGAGCCGCCGCGCCGTCCAGCAGGGTGGGCAGACCCTGGTCGACACCGCGCGCCTGCGCGACTCAATCACCTATGAGGCCGGCGCGCGCGAAGTCGAGGTCGGTACCAACGTCATCTACGCGGCGATCCACCAGTTCGGCGGCGTGATCAAGGCAAAGACATCAGAGGGCCTGTCATTCAACGTGCCGGGGTTTGCGGCCGAGGGTGGTGGCGAGAGTTTCGTCAACGTCCAAAGCGTGACCATGCCGCCGCGGCCGTTCCTGGGCATCGGCCCCGAGGATCGGGAGTCGGTCCTCGATATGTTCGAGGCTTGGCTGTTCGCGCCGATCGCCGGTGCCGCATGACGCTGATCTCGCAAACCATCGATCGCCTGACCGAGGCCAAAGCGGATATCGGCCTGAACCTGGTGGCCGGCGCTGCCGAGTTCGCGGCGCTGAAAAATAACCCGCCGCGCCACCAGATGCCGGCCGCTTATGTACTGCCGACAACCGATCGGGCTGGTCCGTCCGAGCTGGTCGGCAAACACCGTCAGCGTGTGACCCGCGGCCTGGCCGTGGTGGTCGCTGTCGGCAACCTGCGCGATGACCGAGGCGACAGCGCCGCGCGCGAGATGGAGATCCTGGAGGCCGCGCTGCTCAGCGCTCTGGCTGGTTGGACGCCCACCGGCGCGATCGCGGGCATGCAGTTCGCTTCGTCTCGCACCCTCGGCCTGCGTGACCAGGTGGTCTGGCGCCAGTTCGATTTCACCGTCGCCACCAAGCTGCAACCGTAGGAGAAGCCCGATGTCCGGAGGTTCGTACATCCTCGATCCCGTAACCGGCAAGCGCGTCCGCGTCGGTGACGCGCCGAAGACGCCGACCCGCGCCGAGCGCCGCGCCGAGCGGCCCGCTGCCGATCAGGCGGCCGCCGAGACGGCCCAGGCCCAGGCCGAAGCCGACAAGCCGTCGGGCCGGTCCCGGCCGCGCCGCGGCAAGGCCCCCGATCCGGACCCCGATACCGCCGTCGTCGCGCCGAGCGGCGCGTCGACCGGCTCCGACATCCTGACCGCTACGGCTGAGGAGTAACGGCAATGGCCGAAGAGATCTCGATGAACACGGCTGTGCTGCTGGCCCAACTGGAAAGCATCTACAACACCTCGCCCGACGCTCTGGCCGCGGCCGACGCGGTGCTGATGAAGAACATGACCGCCGTCCCGCTGACCGGGGACCGGAAGGAGCGGAACTTGGTGCGTCCCTACTACGGCGCCAACCCAGGCAAGCTCGCCAAACAGCACGGTACCATGCAGTTCACCACCGAGGCGGCAGGCGCCGGCGTAACGGCGCTCGACGCCGGTACCGCTCCGGCGTTCGGCAAGCTGCTGCGGGCTGCGGGCTGTGCTCAGACCACCATTGCACCGGCGGCGACAATCGCCGCCAGCCCACCGACCGGAGTCGGCGGTCCGACCGGTGCGTTCACCTATGCGGCGGCGGATCCGTACGAGGGGATTGTTGATCGCCTGGTGACGCTGACCTGCACCACCGGCGGCGCCTCCGCGACGGCGGAGTTCACGGTCGCCGCACCGGCGGTGTTCCACCTGGCGGCGTACAATCAGACCGGCGTTGTGATGACCGATGCCGCGCCGTTTGCCCTGCCGGGCGGTGCCACGATCACGCCGACGGTCGGCACGCCGTTTGATGTCGGCGATGGGTTCACCATTCAGCTGCGCGCGCCGGGCACGTTGTACACGCCGGTGTCCACCGGGTTCGAGAGCATCGAGGCATTCTTCCAATACGGCCCGAACCGGCACCGCTTCGGCGGGATCCGCGGCAACGTCACGCTCAACGCGCCGGCCGACGACTACTTCGACATGACGTTCGACATGATGGGCCTGCCCGGCACTCGCTCCAGCGAGGCACTGCCCACGGTCGATTTCAGCGCCTTCCAGGATCCGCTGCTGGTGTCCGACGACAACTCGCCGTTCGTCAGCTTCGGCGGCTACGAGGTTGCCTACCGATCGTTCAACTTCGACGTTGGCCAGAACACCGTCATCCGCAGCCTGGTTGGCCAGAAGAAGGCTCGCCAGAACGGTCGCTCAGGTTCCGGCACGCTGGTGTTTGAGGCGCTCGACCTCGCGACGGTCGATTTCTTCACCAGCCTTAGTGACGGCGATTACCTGCCGTTCGAGCTGATCCACGGCCTGACCCGCGGCGAGATCGTCCAGCTGTCGATGCCGAGGCTGCAGCTCACGGCGGCACCGTACCAGGACGAGGAAGGTGCCGCGATGTTCTCCATGAGCGTGGTCGCCGTGCCTTCCGACGCCGGCAACGACGAGTTCACCCTGGCGATCAAGTGAGCGGGGCCATGGCCAAGCAACACCAGGACATCGACGCGGCCGACGTGCCGCTGCCCGCGGAGGATGGTTTCGAGGAAGGCGGGCTGTTCGTCTTCGACGCCACCCCGATCATCCGCAACTGGCCGGTGCGGGTGAAGGTCCCGACCTTCGGCGGCAAGTTC